CGCCGGGCACACTTTCCGACTTTGCTCTGCGAAAGTCCGGCGGGCGGCACACTTCTCCGCTTTGCTCTGGAAAAGTCCACCCGGGCACAGGACTTTCCGGCTTTGCTCTGGTGAAGTCCGGGCGGGCGGCGCTTCTCCGCTTTGCCGTGAAGAAGTCCGGCGGGCGGCACACTTCTCCGCTTTGCTCTGGCGAAGTCGGCGGGCAGGTCGGTGTGCCCAGCCGCCGGGCCGAGGTGCGCCCGGGAGGGGGTGGTCAGATCCCTGGGTGTGCCTGGCGGAGACCGCGCCCCCCTCACGCGTGAATTTCCGACAAATTCAGGGGTGGGGGTATCGGCCCGCCCGGGCATCAAAAAAGCCGCCTTGGAGGACGGCAGAAGGAGGAACCGTGAATACGAATCTGAACATGCAGACCATGCCCATTGACCGGCTGAAGCCTGCGAAATACAACCCCCGGAAAGACCTGAAGCCGGGCGATCCCGCGTATGAGAAGATCAAGCGCAGCCTGCACGACTTCGGGTATGTCGATCCCATCGTCTGGAACGAGGTGACGGGCAACATCGTCGGCGGGCACCAGCGTTACAAGGTGCTGAAGGCTGAAGGCGCGACTGAAGTGGACTGCGTTGTGGTGCACATCGAGAACCCTTCGGATGAGAAAGCGCTGAACATCGCGCTCAACAAAGCCACTGGCGACTGGGAGCCCACAGCCCTGGCTGACCTGCTGCAGGATCTGCAGAGCGCCGGATATGATCTTGGCGCGACGGGCTTTGACGCTGCCGAGGTGGACGATCTCTTCTCCAAGGTGCATGACAAGGATGTGCATGACGATGACTGTGAAATCGATCCGGAAACGGTCAATGTATATGTACAGCCCGGCGACATCTGGACGCTGGGCAGGCATCGCATGATGTGTGGGGACAGCACTTCGCAGGATGCGGTAGATGCGCTCATGGACGGCATTAAGGCTAACCTGGTGGTAACCGATCCTCCTTACAACGTGGCGTATGAGTCTGCTGACGGAAAGAAGATCCAGAATGACAGCATGGCGGACGAGCAGTTCTTCGCCTTCCTGCTGGCAGCTTTCAAAAACATGGCAGCGCATATGGCTGAGGGCGGCAGCGCGTACATCTTCCACGCGGATACCGAGGGGTTGAACTTTCGCCGGGCTTTCAAGGAATCTGGCTTTCATATTTCCGGGGTATGTATCTGGGTGAAGAACAGCTTGGTTTTGGGGCGCAGTCCATATCAATGGCAGCATGAGCCTGTGCTCTATGGCTGGCTTCCCAACGGTAAGCATAAGTGGTTCGCCGACAGGAAGCAGTCCACCATCTGGAACTTCGACAAGCCCAAGAAGAGCGCAGACCATCCTACCATGAAGCCGATCCCGCTTCTGGCCTATCCCATCAAGAACAGTAGCGCACCGAACGCTGTGGTACTGGATCTGTTCGGTGGCAGCGGCTCCACCCTCATCGCCTGTGAACAGACCGACCGCATCTGCCGGACAATGGAGCTTGATCCCAAATACGCAACTGTAATAGTCGAGCGTTTTCACATGGAATACCCGGATCAGGAGATCACCGTGCTTCGTGACGGCCAGACACTGCCCTATGACAGTATTGCTGTGAGCAAGTAACAGTGCCACAGAAACACACTTTTCCCAGACAGTATCCAGACACTGTCCCCATAGAAACACACTTTTCAAGCAGAAACGGAGGTGAAAACCAATGGCCGTAAGGGGAAGAAAGCCCCTGCCCACTGCCCTGAAAGAACTGGAGGGCGACCGTGGCAAGGGCAGACGACCGCTGAACAAGGATGAGCCGACGCCGCCCCAGGACAACGTGAAGTGTCCTGCCTGGCTGATGCCGGAAGCAAAGAAGGAATGGAAGCGTCTGGCTCCCTCCCTGATCGCCATGGGCGTTCTCACCGATCACGATATGGAAGCCTTCGCCGGGTACTGCCAGGCTTACGCCCGTTGGCGGGAGGCTGAAGAGTTTCTCTCCCAGCATGGCACCATCTTCAAAACGCCCAGCGGTTATGTACAGCAGGTTCCGCAGGTCAGCATCGCCATGCAGAACCTGAAAATCATGCAGTCCTTCTGCGCTGAGTTTGGCCTGACGCCTGCCAGCCGTGCACGGCTCTATGCCAACAGCGGCGACAGCGGGGCGGACGATGACCCGATGGAATCCGTCCTGAAGGGAGGCTGGCAGGATGTTCAGTGAAACGAAGGCCCGCCGGGTAACGCAGTTCATTGAATGCCTGAAGCATACCAAGGGAGAATTCCACGGGGAGCCGTTCAAGCTGCTGCCCTGGCAGGAAAAGGTCATCCGGGATGTGTTCGGCACGGTGCGGGACGATGATCCTTCTATGCGGCAGTACACCACAGCTTATATCGAAATCCCGAAGAAAAACGGAAAGAGCGAACTCGGCGCTGCCATCGCCCTGAACATGCTCTGCAACGATGATGAGTGGCGGGCCGAGGTTTACTCCTGTGCCAGCGACCGTCAGCAGGCGGCTATCGTGTTCGATGTGGCCGTCGACATGGTGAAGCAGTCACCAGCGCTCAGCAAACGGATTAAGATCATCCCCAGCACCAAGCGCATGGTGTACCAGCCAACCGGGAGCATCTATCAGGTGCTGTCCAGCGAGGTGGCCACCAAACACGGCTTAAACGTCAGCGCATGCATCTTCGACGAGTTGCACACCCAGCCCACCCGCGCCTTGTATGACGTCATGACCCAAGGCAGCGGCGATGCTCGGAAACAGCCCCTTTGGTTCCTATTGACTACTGCAGGAACAGACCGGGAATCCATCTGCTGGGAGGTTCACCAGAAAGCGCTGGACATTATTGAAGGAAGGAAAGATGATCCGCGTTTCTATCCCGTTTTGTTTGGCCTGCCGGATGATGCGGATTGGACAGATGAAAAGAACTGGTACAAGGCCAATCCTTCCCTGGATAAAACCATCGACATCGAAAAGGTGCGGGACGCTTTCCGAAAGGCCCAGGAAACACCAGCCGATGAGAACATGTTCCGTCAGCTGCGCCTGAACCAGTGGGTCAAGCAGTCCGTCCGATGGATGCCCATGGACAAATGGGATGAGTGCGGAGGCCCTGTCAATGAGTATGAACTGGAAGGCCGTGCCTGCTATGCCGGGCTTGACCTTTCCAGTACCAGCGACCTGACAGCTATGGTACTGGTTTTCCCTCCGCGTGATGAGGATGAGAAATACATCGTAGTGCCGCACTTCTGGCTTCCGAAGGATACGCTGCAGCTGCGTGTCCGCCGGGATCACGTGATGTATGACAAATGGGAGAAGCAGGGCTTCCTGCATACAACCGAAGGAAACGTTGTGCATTACGGCTTCATAGAACAGTACATCCTGAAGCTGGGCGAACGGTTCAACATCCGGGAAATTGCCTACGACCGCTGGAACGCCACCATGATGGTGCAAACCCTGGAGGACGACGGCTTCACCATGGTTCCTTTCGGTCAGGGCTTCCGGGACATGAGTCCGCCCACCAAGGAACTGATGCGCATCGTGCTGGAACGGAAGCTGAATCACGGCGGGCATCCTGTACTCCGGTGGAACATGGACAACGCCTTCGTGCGCACCGATCCTGCCGGGAACCTGAAAATTGACAAGGAAAAGTCCACGGAGAAGGTGGACGGCGCGGTCGCTCTGGTCATGGCGCTGGACAGGGCCATGAAGAACCAGGGCGGCGAATCCGTCTACGATACCCGTGGACTTTTGATTATCTGACGGAGGTGCAACATGCCCCAAAAACCAAGAAGACCCTGCCGCTATCCCGGATGTCCGGGCTTCTGCGAGCAGGGTCAGGTGTTCTGTAAGGATCATATGGAATGGAGCAGCGACAGGCTGCGCGGCGGTGCTGATGCCCGTGGGTACAACAGCCGCTGGCGTAAGGCTCGCGCTCTCTTCCTGAAGCAGCATCCGCTGTGCGCCTTCTGCCTTGCGGAGGGCAAGGTCGTGCCCGCAACGGTGGTGGATCACATCATCCCACACCGGGGCGACCAGCGGCTGTTCTGGGATCAGACGAACTGGGAGCCGCTCTGCAAGGGATGCCATGACAGGAAAACCGGGAGTGGGTTGTAATGTGTATTACTGTTGGCTTATCATCCTGTTCATTTTGGCGACTTTCAGCCGGATTGGAATATAGATGCTTACCCAGATTACTGCAAAAGCAGCTACAAAGATCAGCGTAAACATACCGATTTTGTTTACAGGCACCCACCCATTCAGCAGGTAGATTCCAAGGTAATCGATGTAAAGAACGGAAGCTTGAATCAGCGCAGCAAACGGCTTCGGAAGGTTCTCCATCTGATACACGACCGAGATTCCGGCAGCAATAAACGCCATGA